GATTCTTGACCCATTCCCTTGATGATTTTCATCATTGGGGAGTTGGCCAGAACAGCATCCAGACTCGGAAGCGCCGCCTCTCTAGCGTAACTATCAAAGTCAGCCGACGAGATTTCGCTTGCCGGCGTACTAGTGTTTTGCTTAGTATCCATGTGTGTCTAGTCCTCTGTGGGTTGATCAACGCTTCTTAGAAGCAGCTTGCTCTTGCTTGCGGGCTTGCGCGGCCTCTCGGGCCTCACGCATGCGCTTCGCAAAGGCATTTTCGACCGGGGTGTCTACTCCGCCCTGTGCTGCGTCTTCCTCTGCAATTTCCATGTCTACCAAGAGGTCTTGGAGCTGGGAAAGAGAGGTGAGCGCGTAGCTCAGCGAGGGCGCTTGGGCCAGCACACGATGGACGCTAGTGGTCCCCATGCGCGCGGCAGACAGCAGCGCAGAGATGTTGTAATCAACAGCCATCTGCATCGCATCGATCGAGTCTTCAACTTGCTTCTTGGTCAGCATTGCTAGTCCCTTCTTGTGGTCCCTCGCTCTGGAGGGTCGCCTTTTGTTCAGCCAAATATTGGGTATTTGCGCCGAGATGGGTGTAGTCGATCAGCTTGCCTTTAAGGGAGCCGAGGGCGACTGCGGTGGAGTAGAGGTACTCCCTTTCTTTAGAGCAGTGTGCTTCTGTTTTGCACCATGCCACAAAGAGGTCTGCGAGGATGTCTCCAAAGGCTTCGTTGAAAAAGAGCTCTCGCTCCTGTTGCGCGAAGACGCCTCTTGTAACAACACCTTGGTCAAAACCTCTCTGATTCTCAGGGGGTTTTGCGGGGAAACGTTCCTTGATGTGTTTTCTGAAATCGTTTGACAAGTTCAGTCCTTTCAAATGGGTGGAAGCCTCACTCCCGATGGGTCAGGAGCAAGGTTCTCTATTAGGAGCCGGCTAGCTTAGCTGGCACCCATTTCGGCAGTAGGATTCATCATCCCGGGGGCAACGCCAGGGGCTTCCTCGACAGCGGGCGTCGTGATCGGTGCGATTGCATCGGTCTGGACGTACGTGGCAAGCTGTTGCAGCATAGAGATGAAGTCGGGCTCTTTCAGCTCAGGCGCGGTGGTGTCCACACCTTCTTTGACGGCATCGATTAGGATTTTGGCCCATTCCTGCTTGTGCTTGATCATAGTCACGAGAAGCTGACGCGTGTTGTCCTGCATCGCGTTCTTTGTTTGAACGTTCGTCAGGGCGAGGTTGGCCTGCTTCGTAGCAATCTCCAACTCCTTCACTTGGGCGTCGAGTTGACGGCCCTTCTCAGCTGCCTCGATTTCACCGTCGCGGCTCTTCTTAGCAGTCGCTTTGAACTCTTCAGTCGTGTAGTCCACGAGAAAGTCCATTGGGTCTAGGTCTAGCGCTTCGATGGCCTTGCAGGCAATGCGCACTGCGGCTTCAGGATTGACGGCACCACCCGCACCGGCCTCTTTCAAGGCAGGGAGGATGTCCTTCCCGATGATGTTCATCTTCTTGACGATCGTGCTGTTGGCGTGGTCACCCACATCAGCGTTCACGTAGAAGTTCATCTCCTCGGGGAGTTCGTTCGGATCGATGTCGCGCAGGAAGTCGTTGTGGTCGTAGTACTTGAACTTCGAGCCACCCAACTGCTTGCGGATCGTGCGGTAGATACCCTCGACCAATCGCTTGAAACCAGTCTCGACCAGCCTGCGAGCCACGTACTGCAGGCGAACCTGAGCGGCCGACATGACGCGTTGTAGCTTTTCTTCAGAGTTGCCCGACACGTAGAGAGTGTCGTTCAGTCCCTGAGCCGCCTTGGAAAGACCATGCGCTTGCTCCTTGTTCTGCTGCAAGACTTGCAGGAGAGGTACGGTGCCTTGACTGATGGTGTCTGGCGTGAGAGATGCAACAGCGTTGTTCGGGTTGCCGTTTGTGGGAATTAGCTGCTTGGGCTTCATGTTCTGCAGGGCAGAGAAGTCCACGACGTTCGGGTCAGCCAGCTTGGGCGAGTAGTTCGTGAGGTACACGTTCTCGACGAAGCCACGGAGGATAGCCGTCGAGGCCAGAGTACTTGGGCGTGCAATGTCAGAGACAGACAAGCCTAGGAACTCGTGAGGGATTTCGAACGGGCAGAGACTCGCCATCGGAACGAAGTCGCAGTCCTCTTCTAGCAGGATCACGCTGCCTGCGGTGATGAAGCGCTTCAGTTCGGCAATGCCGTCGCCATCACGGTCCACTTTGAACCACGACTCGACTACGGTAATGGGGGTGTTGGCCTCAGCGGAGAAGACTTCTTTCGAGTGGCTGTTCATCCAGTACTCTTGCCCGGTCAGCAGCTTGCGCGCAGCAGACTCCTCGGTGTACTTTGTAGCCCATGACAGAGCGCCATCACCGACGTCGCCCCAATCGATGTACTCAGCGCGCTCGGGCCAGTAGGTCCGAATGTCTGAGCGGGTCAGCTCATAGGCAACGCCTAGGTACGATGCGTCTTCGATGCAGGTAGCATCTCGGGTGACGCGGAAGTTTTCAGGCGGTACAGTGGCGAGAGCGATCCTATTCTTAGACACCTTCTCTCTGAGGCGCACGTTTTGGTAGACGTTGATGTAGCTTTGCGTTTGCTCATCGAGGATTTCCTCGTAGACCAAGTCGCCAACAGCCTCAACGTTCTCTTGCGCGAGCTCAAGGTCCAGCTGTTCCTGCGTGATGGTCTCGAACTCTTTGAACCTGTATTCGTGGTCTTCGACGAAGCCCCACCGGATCACGCTGTTCTTCCACATCAGGGCTGACTTGAGCCATGTGTTTAGTTTCTCCCAGCCAGCATTTTGGCGGAAGACGACGTAGTTGACCACGTCTGATGCGACGATGGCCTGGTGGATCGCGTTCGGCGTGTGTGAACTCGGTACGAACTTGGCGATCTTGTTGTTGTTGAGCAGAAGCTCGGACAGGATGGCAAGGTAGCCATCGACTGCTTCCACAGTGTCGGAACTGACGATCTGCGACACGCCTTGTGGCACCAGATGGCCTGCGGGCAGCATGCCGTACTCGTAGGTGCTCTTTTGACGCTCATTGGCCAGCGACGAGCTATTCAAGAAGTCACCCACCGAGTTGGTGATGCCATCTTGGATCATGTTAATCAGGGCTGCGTCGTCGACCTTCTCCATGTAGCCATCGGGAGCGCGGGGCTTCTCCTTGGCTGCGTCAGCGTTCTGCTGACTGAGGTCTACTCTGTCTTGGATCATGTTGTTCCTTTCAGGAGCGGCTAACTCAGCCTGCTCTGCCTGTGGATAGGTGTGAGAGGGCCGACCCCGGAGGGCCGACCCAATGTTGATGTTTCTCCCATGCGGGGACATCTCCGTAACCCCGCTGCCCTTTCGGGCGCACTGGAGGACTAGGCCAGTTCTTTGATGTTCAGTACGAGCCTCTTGCGAGTCTCAGTCGGTGTCTTTGAGTTTCTTTAGTCCGCCAAGTTGGGGTTTGCTCTTGGCTTGTTGGATGCCGCGAACCGGCAAAATTTTCGCAGGTGGCATTACCTTCTCAGGCTGCGTTCTTGCGAACTTAGCCTTCGTAGAGGCAGAGAGGACATCCTTGATGCCCTGTGTTGATTTGGGATCCGTGAAGTGCATGAGCAGTCTCCTGTGAGGCTCTGACGAACCTTTACCCGAATACCATGAAACCGAACATGACCGTCGCGAACAGCGCGGACAAGATAATGCCGGAGATCTGGAACACGAGGTAGATTTGAACAAGACGTTCGGTCGCTGGCTTCAGCATGATGGTTCCTTAAAAGGAGTTAGGTTGGGCGACGGCTCGAACAAGCTTCATGAAGCCAGTTTGGAGGTCGGTTTGCGCAAGAGCAGCCCACCTTTCCGGACTCAGTGCGGTGGAGCACATCCGGTGCTGGTCTGCAACAAAGTGCTGCACAAGCGTTACAAGGTTGCCAGTCATCTCGGCATGCGCTTTGATCTGGTTGATGAGGTCCTGCTCGGCTGCGCTCAGCTGCCGGTATCCTGTGATTGACACAGAAACTTCCTTGGCAGCGGGCACAGGGGCGTCAGCAAATTCTGCGGCGCGGCTACGGCTGATGGTCAACTGCGGTTCATTGCTGTTAGAGTACATGTTGGGTAGTCCTTTGGGAGTGAGTCCGACTATTAGAGCCAGACAGTTTCGGTTTGCTTCCAAGCGAGATTCTTCTCACGGAAGCCGATCTTTGTGCTCGTCAGTTTGTCGCCGTGGGTGCGCAAAACTTCGAGCCCGATGGCTAGGGCCATCACAGTATCATCATTAGATCCCGGCTGGCCATTGGTCTTGCCAGTCGAGTCCTGCACGTACGTCTGGAGCTCACTGATCATGACTCGCGAAGGGATCCAGATCTCATCGTTTTCGATGGCGTTCTTTAGGTAGCCGATGATCGAGGGCTTGCTGGTGTGCGTGGTGCGCCAGCCTGCTTTCAGGCCTTCCTCGTCTTGCGTCTTGCTGTTCGAGGTCTTCACCTGGTAGTAGATGTTCTGGTAGCCCATCTGAATCAGGCGGTTCAACGTCGCAACGCCCATTGAGTTGGACTCCACAGCGACGAGGCCGTTGTTGAAGTACCTGCCGAGGTAGAACAGGACATCACCGAACTTCGTCGGGTCGATCATGTTGTTGCGGTAGAGCGCGCAGACTTGGCGTTTGGAATTCAGGACTGTGGCTGTAGAGTAGTCCTTGCCCACGCCGAGTGACACATCAGCTGACAGCACGAACAGGTCGTGGTGCTTGGGGAACTTGTAGATCTCGAGGCTACCGTTGCGGGCCTCTTCCCACTGGCTCTTCTCGAAGTTGAACTCTTGAGTGGCCAATACAGGTTGAGGGATTAGTTCGTTGAGCTTCTCAAGGTCGAACACGTTTGCGCCGGACACAAGGAAAGCTTCCTCAGCATGCGCCGGGTACTCCTGCTTGAACTTGTCCTCACCGGATTCGGCGATCTTCAGCCTGCGCCAGTACATTTGATCATTACTGATGGCGTACCGGTTGTGGTTCATGTAGATCTTGAGCGCGTAGGCGGCTTCATCAGGGGTGAGCTCGAAGCCTTCAGGAGCTTCCCGAGAGTACTCTTTGGTGATGAACCAGGGTACGAAGATCGCGATGTATTCGTTCTCGCCCTTAACTGCGCCTTGCCACAGGCGGTGGAACTCGTTGCCCACACCGTTAGCCGTGGATTCGAGGATTACTTCGGTCTCGTCGGCTTGCGAGATACCTTGGAAGAGACCCGCGAGGATGTCCTTGTCGTGTGGCCAGAAGGCTACTTCAGACAGGTGCGCAATGGTGGGCGTCATGCCTCGACCAGCGTCAGGGGATCCTGCGGTGAACAGTCGATAGCCTGAGCCGTTATGCTCGAACTGGATTTCCTTCGTGTTCGACTTCTTGACTTCTGGACGCCACTCGGGTTCCATGTTGTTGATCACGCCCTTCGACATGTTCAGCAATGCGTCTGAGGTGCCACCATCGTGGGCCATTACAACAGACTTCATGAGCCCGTTGAAGTAGCTTTTCCAGTAGACACGACCGACAGTGAACGTTGAGATACCTTGCTGGCGGGCCTTCAGGATAATGGCTCTGACCTTGCCAGTCTTCGCTCTCTGCTCTTCTATCTTGTCGTTAATGTACTTCTGTGCTGCGTTGAAGTCCATTGGGATGAAGCCCAGACTGGAGTCCTTTGGCAGAATGCGGATGCGCTCCTTAGCGAAGAGTTCGAAGTTGTTTCGGTAGACATCTTCTTGTTCTTTCTTCTTGAGCGCCTTCAGCAACGCCATCTTGGCAGCGTTGGTGGTAGCTGTTTGGGCCTTTTTAGTGACCATATAGGGTAGTCCTCCTAGTGAAGTCCATTGTTATTATTGAACAACAAGAACAACGGATTCATGTGTGGTGATCTTTGCGACATGGGCCATTCTACATGGACCACCTTTATAGATCATGCTAAAGGCTCACCCGGGGGGAGGGCTTCGCCTATAGGTTCCGGCTGGAAAGCTCGGTAAGTCTCGTCGGAGACTCGTTCTCAGTAGGGACCGGCTCCATGCTGATGAAAACCCATAGGAGGGTTTCCATTGATAGGGTTTTCATTAGGGTTTCCTTTGGGAAGGTACTTTGGGCTTGCGCATTGGGCATGGTGCCTTGGAGAATGAATATCAAGAATGGGCAAAGGGCGAAACACCTAGGCAGGATTCCTGATAGGTGGGTAACTTCAAGTATGGATCCTCATAGGTGGGTAACTTCAAGTATGGATCCTCATAGGTGGGTAACTTCAAGTATGGATCCTCATAGGTGGGTCTCTCTGTGTGCGTTTGGGTACGGACTAGGTTTTAGCGTACCCTGTTTCTGTTCTTTGACCCCTTTTGTTTCATACGCTGCCTCGACGTCCTCGGGGTACCTTGTCTCATGGAGCACATCACATGTTCTACCAGCCCTACCC